ACCACCACTGTTAGTCTGAGTAGTTAATGTGTTAACTGGACGACTAGCATCTCTTAGGTAATGATATCCGTATTTGAACGGTTCATATATATGCCATGCACCGTAAGCAATAGTATTGCCTACTGTATAATTGTAAGCACTCTTTTCAAAATTAACTTCGTTCTGTGCTAGAGAAACTGCAAAAGTATTGCTACTTACGGCTCGAACTTCACCTTGTGCAGAAACTGCACCGGTAGTTTTGAAAATCTTTCCAATCCAATTGGTGCTAACAACTCCTGCATCTACAGTAACAGTAACAGTTTGTGTAACTGAGTCATTATCAGTTGAGCTGATAGTAATACCTGCTGCACTTGCATAATCAGTTGCAGTGTTTAATTGTGTTACAATAATACCGTCAATTTGGGCATCTCTAAAGAAGTATGTATTAGCCCATTTAGAACTACTAATACCTGGAAGTCTTGTACCTTCTAAAGGTGCAGGTTTAATAACACTTCGGCGGAATTCATCACCACGGATAGAACAGTTTTCCGGAACCTTAATTGGGTATTGATCGTTATGCTCACCCGACTCTACCATAATAGTAGATTGATTCTTGTTCTGTTTTTGGCCCCATTGTAGCTCTTCGTTTAATTCAAAGTCGGCAGCATAGACGTGCCACTTATCATAGTCAACAACATCGCCATTTTGTAATCCGAGACCATCTCTAAACTCAACAACAATAGTGTCTCTAACGTTTTGATCGTCGTCTAGTTCTTGAATAATTCGAGAAATATATCCATAGCTTATGACACCGTAACTAGAATTAGTGATGACAAATTTGTAACCAATCCAAAAATCTGGAATGTCAATGCTGTCTGCTACGTCTAATAAGAACGCTACTTCGGTAATTTCACCACCACTGGTTACATACGCATTATAGCTGAACGGCTCTGGTTCAACTGCCATACGATATGGTTTAGCGTAATCAACTGGAGTAATATCATAGTATTCATAGCCATTCACGTCATCGAGTGTAATAGCTTCAACTAGACCTACTGCTTCACTGCTTGCACCAATGATGTAGTTTCCTGGGAAAATACTTTTATTAATAAAGGGATCTGATCCAATATTAAAACTAGCTGGATCTAGTGTTAATCTTAAGCGGATACCAAAAGAGCTAGTGTCTAGCAATGTACTAGTGGTTATGTTAGTAACAACAGGATTTGCTGTGCCGTTACTCATCGAAACAGTTTTTTGGTACGGTCCTAGTACAATTTGACTTGCTGCAATAAATTGTTCTGCTGCTTCTGCGGCACGATTAACAGTTTTAAATGCATAGGCAAAGGCCCGCCCACGTTTATAGCTAGGTAAAGAATACTGATGATCGTCACCACTTAAACTAACAAAGAAGTTTTGGCGACTTGCAAAACCACTGTTGTCAACAAGTTCGTCAACATATCCTTTGTTAACAATGTGAGTAGAACTTGTAGGACTTACTAATAATTCAACATTATCCCGAATCGTACTCATTCCGTCATATATGCTCTCACTTACACTAGTGTTATCATATCTAGTAATACCGTCACGGTTAACAAAGTTCTCATAAACCCACTTACGACTAACTGCATCCCAATCTGCATGTGGACCTGTGTTATCCATGTTAATGATACTAAATGCATTCTCACCGCTGATGTCTGCTGCTAGTGTTGGATTCTTATCACTTGATAGGCTAGATGCAGTATTAACGATCCTGATTTCAGTTGAACTTGTAACAAAGTCAATGTTAATACCTGTGCCAGCTACTAAAATTTTATTAAGAAATTTATTACCTTCTGCGTTAACTTGTAAAATAGCATTGGGTCTTAATGTGCTAGGAGCTTCCTTTAGTCTTAAAAAGCTGAATCCAGCACCAAAACCTAACAATGTATAGATGTCTGTAAAGTTAGAGTTAACTTTCTGAAAAGCTGCATAGACGCTGTCGCCTGTTCCATCGTTTGGTTCGCTACCGATATTGATAATCTGTTGATTTAGTGGCATAATTTCCTCTGTACTACACCATATTTATTCTGGTAAAATTCTGTCAAAATAACAGCAGGTAGTATTCTACAAGTATTTATTTTAAGTTACTCAAAGGGTGTTAAATGAAATTCCTGTAATAGTAAATAAAGTATCGAGTTAATACTTTTAAGGAGATATCGATGTTTAAAACAATTAAAGAATTCTTCCTAGGCAAGCCAGTTGAAACACCGGCAGCACCCAAGGTTGAAGAAACAAAGCCTGTACATGCAAATGATGTGGTACTACAACCGGTAGTTGAGGAAGTGCAACCAGTAGTAGAAGCTAAGGTTGATCCGGTTTCAGTCGCATTAGATTTAGAACCAATGGATTTTGCAACCGCTACTACTCCGGTAACTGCTAAGACGCCGCGTAAACCACGTGCTCCTAAAGCTGTGGTTGCAACTCCGGCAAAAGCCACAAAGCCTAAAGCAGAAAAAACTGCACCAAAAAAGGTAGCAGTAATTAAAGCAAAGAAGGTAAAATAAAAAAGGGCTCCGAGAGCCCTTTTTTAATTGGTTAAACTGTAATCGTACAGTGTTTTAGAAGCTAGGTTTTTAGCTTTAGACTCGCACATAATGTCAAAGTCTTTTCTAAAAGTCAATGCCCAATCATTAACAGACTTGTTCCAATAGAAGTTGCTGTGTGCTCGCATCTTCTGTTTTTTGTAGCCGTTCTCTAGCAATAATGCATGATCAGGTAACGTAATTGGACAATGCCCTATTAACACATCTTCTCGGCTGACTGAATAATGAATAACAGGACGAACGCCACGCCACGATTCAATCACACGCTGACATCTATCGTCGGTGGCTTGAATGTAGTCTCCTGTACGGATCCAGTGGTGGTGTATATCAAGTACGAGGGCACAATGTTTTGCGAGTTCGATACTTGAGTCGATTCCCCAACAGTTTTCGTCGTTTTCGATTGTGATGCAGTTTCTTGCTTCTGGGGATAACTTTCCCAATGCGTCAATGATGCCTTCGGGGCCGCGTTTACCCGAGATGTGAACATTGATTTTAAGATCTTGGAAGGTCTTACCGAATCCCATCCAGCGGGCCATATCCACATGATATTCAAACTCCTCAATTGAACGTTCTACAATGCCGGGATTTTCACTAGCCAGCACAGTAAACTGACCAGGATGAAATGACAAGCGAACGTTATTAGTGCGAGCCAAAGCACCCACTTGGGCGAAGTGCTTTTCCGCATAAGCACGAACGTCTGGTAGACGCCAAAAGTAGCTATAATCAGGTTGGGTATAGACAGGAAGTATATCACTGCTAATACGTACCATTCGGAGAGATTCATCAAGTGTGCCTACTTTTTCTACTAGTTTGCGTACAGCTTCAATGTTGCCTTTCATTAGGTCCCACAGTTTTTCTTCTGCTACCTGTTGGCTTTGACGTTTGAGCCATGCCACAGTAGTAGAACCTGTGTTGTATTGTTTAGCATCGTCTGTAGGCTTAATACCGTCAATTTGTGCAGGATTATCAATCCATTTACATGCAAACCCAATCTTACCCATTTTATTCTTTCTTAGAAAGTGAAAAACCACTGTCGTTATAATCTTTCCAAACTAGTACATCACCGTAGTCCCACCCCATTTGAGCCAATAGATCAGGAGGGAAAGGCATCATTAATTTTCCAGGATGCTCCGGATCTCCCTCTAGAGTAACAACCTGGCTAGTATCAGTCATTTACTTGTTCTTTCCAAGTTGTAAAAAAGTTTTTGATTTTTGTATCTTCATCCCAAGAAGTACCATAGTCGTTGTCTTTATCGCACAACGCCAGTGCTTCTTCCTTAGTAACAACACGATGAGACACAATTTGTTCGCCGATATGTTCTTGGCTAAATTCTTTAGCTTCGTTCATTGTTACAGTATCTAATGCCCATAGAGTTTTATCTTTACCGTACTGGTCTACACCTACTGGCACTTCAACCATATAGCGTTCACGAAATGTGCTAACACATTCAACTAGCACCCATTGAGTTGGTTCTTTCTTTTTAAGTTCCCAAGAACCGTCTTTACGATCAATCCACTCTATCGTGTCCCCTTCTTTCCATCCTGCCTTCTCTAGCAGTTCTGGAGGGAACATTAGGATAGCATCTCCTGTTGCGGGATCTTCTTCTATATTAAGTGTCCAGTGTTTCTGTTCCATGATCTATTAATTTAACGGTTAGTACACGCATAGTTTTGAAACTACGCCATTCTTGTTTGTCTGTATCAAAAACCGGAACGGTTTCTAAATCTAGCAGACGGGTTTGATGATGTTCGCGAATTGCTTCACTAGGCATCCAATCTTTATGAAGCGTACACTTCATGACTCGAAGCTCGCCACTTACTTTAGTAAACTCAACTTCACAAACACCTTGATAGAGGATGTCTTTAATAACTTGATACTGTGTTTCCACAGGGTTAGAGGTACCTGCAAAGTCAATCACATTCTCACCTTTGAAAATTTATAGTTAACGTATACAAGAGCAAAGTTAACAAGTGCCCAAATGTAGTTACCGCGAGCAATACTATCAATGCCGGCAAAAGTCAGCCATCCAATAATAAACCAAGTAATTTGATCTTGATTATAAATGTACCAATTACGAAATGAATTCCACATAAACACCTTTCTAGTAATATCTTATTGTACAGGATTTATGTAGCATTGTCAATCACCAATGTCTAATAACACCAGCAATAATGAACAAATTGGTTATCATGTACACAGATACAATTAGTGTACGAATAAGGGCAATACGATCAGCTTCTCGATCAGTATCGCCCATTTTTTCACCTAGGGCCTTGGCCCAAAGTCTCCATACTTTACGCAAATAGATCTTCATTCCATTCACGATGACCTTCACGGAATGCCATGTTACTTTGGGTTTCACGTACTTCTACACGATAACACCAAAGACGTTTGCTTTCACCGTCACCCCACATGTCTGGAATGTAAACACCATTCACATACTTGTACAGCATATCGCTCAGTGCTTCGCAACCTAATGCTGGCAGTATTGTTAGCTTTGCTAACTTACGGCGTTCCATCTCTTTATAGAATTCTAGTTCTGGATCGTCGGCACTAACTAGGGTAGTGTGATCAAATTGATCTTCTAAGATTTTTTTAAGTTCTTTTAAGCCACCGTAGTCAGCCGCCCAATTACGAACGTCTAGGTCGTTAGTTCCAAAATAGAACTTCATTGAAAAACTGTATCCGTGATTTAGGTTACAGTGACTATCGGCTCTCCATTGGCGATATGCACATGGAAAAGCATCGTGATACTCTTTTGTCGAGGTGTACTTATATTGTACGGGTTGTAGATTTGCCATCTCTAGTCTCCTTTGTAAGGTAGCAAGTTTGACGACATGCAGAATTTATAAAGCGGGGTGAAAGTCGTTAAAGACCGCTAGTAACTATTATATAGGCAGATATTTATTCTGTCAAGTGTTTAAGCTCTAATTTCACCAAAATTCTTCCAAGTGCCCGGAGTGCCAGATCTGACACAGACCCAACCAATGAAGCCCTGTGGTAGAGGATTGTCATTCCATACAATGTCTCCTTGTTGGTAAGCACCTTGTGTTGGAGGTTCAACTCCACGCATCTGTAGCTTTCCGCCAATTCGAACATTCCCACCAACTTCAAATGCTTCAGTTGGATTCTTCACGTTGATGGCCAGTTTACCGTATGCACGAATAACTGTGCTGTCACGGAGTTCATGTCCAAATGTAATATGGCCCTGTTCATCAATACTTACGCGAACTTGGTCATCTGTAATAATGTCCAGTGCCTTGGTATTCAGAGTACCGATGCGGCCACGGCCTCGATCGTCTGAATCAATAACTACTTCAACATTATTTGGATAATCGTAAACTGTAAACAATGCAGTAGGAGCATCTTGTCCTAGGCTGAATCTATTAGCAATGGGGTTGTAAAAAACAAAGTCGTTAAAGTTTACAGCACCACATACATTTAAGTCACGGAGTGTTCCTACAGTTTTTAAACTGGAATTAACAATGCTACTGCCCAGGCTTTCGCTAGTAAGTACACTGGCACCACCAATAAGATAGTTTCTGCCTTTGGCAATTTCGATGCTTTCTGTACTAAAGAATCGATCAGGACCAGCCATCAACACCAATTGTTTATTGTAAGGGGCACCTGGCCATAACAATCCTGTACCTACGTTTGTACCGCTTTCTCCGTGTGCAAACTCTAGATATTGCTTTTCATAAATCTGATTTGTGATAATTTCTGTAGTACGAACAAATCCTGCATCTAGTACACCATAGATTTTAACATCCCCTCGGAATGTAGTGTTACCTTCGATGTTCTTTACATTCAGTGTCTGTACTGTAATTTTATCATCTTCTACAACTAACGTCTGTTTTGTAGCAAGATCTTTAATACCTGTGCTACCAAAATTGGTAATTGTTCCGCCATCAATAACATCGCCGCTAAAATCGTTTTCTACAATTAATAAGCTGCCGCGTGGAATATTTTCTAGATTACCTGCATCAAATGTCTTTACCATGGTGTTGTTCCGTAAATGTGAGAAGCCCCTAAGTGCTTTTGTGTATTTAGCACATAGGGGCTCTACAGTTTAGGAACGATTATACGGGTCTATTTTCCACTACTTGATCAGCAAGACCGTGCTGTACAGCCTCTGCGGCACTTAAAAATGTGTCAAACTTCATAGTTTCGAACATTTCTTCGTATGTTTTCCCAGCAGTATTGTGTTTGACATACAGCTGAGTCAGCCGTTCGTTTACTCGTTTAGATTCTTCAAAACTACGTTTAGCATCTTCAAATTGCAGATCTTGTACATGAACTGATCCGCTTGTGCCCCGTGTTCCTGAACTAACACGATGGATCATTGTTCGAGCCTCTGGAAGTACAAATCGTTTACCCCTGGCACCTGCTTGTGCAAGGAAAGAGCCCATAGAGCAGGCTTGTCCCATAACATAAGTGCAGACATCTGGTTTGATAAACTGCATAACATCGTAGATGCTAAGTCCAGCGGTGACTACTCCGCCAGGACTGTTAATGTAAAAATGAATGTCTTTGGCTGCATCTTGACTTTCAAGATGCAGCATCTGTGCCACAATCAAATTGGCACTATGGTCATCAACTGGACCATTTAAGAAAACAATTCGTTCGTTCAGCAGTCGACTAAAAATGTCAAATGCACGTTCTCCCGAACTTGTTTTTTCGATTACCATTGGTACTAGCATAATTTTTCCTTTGTTTATTGTAGCAGATTGTTTATTTGTTTGCAACTAAATTTTTATCTAAAAATTCTTTTGTTCGTTTTCTTGAGAGCCTGTCTGCTTCTGAATTATACTCCATGTAATATCCGTATGCAACTCTTGATGGAAAATTCATATCAAACGCATGGGTGGCATTTTTATACATGTGTGATTCATATTTCTCTATATTTGTACATAATTCTGGCGGCGTCCATGTGTCCTTATCTCCAAAATGTATCTGCACAGGAAACTGTGGTCTTGACCAATCTCTTCCTATAAAATTGAAATACTTATTGTAACAGCTCGGATAATATGCTATTGCGGCATCTACTCCGCTGACCCGATCGTTATTTGCTAGATTTAACACAGTACTGCCTCCGTGGCTAAATCCTATTACTGCTATTTTTCCAGTATGCCAAGTTTGTTTTTTAATATAATCAACTAACTTGCCAATATCGTATGCCCGTAATTCGGGATTAACTGCATATCCTCTATGACAGAGGTTAGAAAAACCTCTTGGCAAAAAAGAATCTACCATAACTCCATTGTAACCCCAACGACTAACTTGTACTAACCATTCTTTATAGGACTGATTTTGAGTGCCGTCACACCCGTGTGCAATGATAACAGTTGGCCTTGGAGTATTTTTTACTTCCTTAAAAACATACTTTTCCTCAATAGGAATTCCGTTAGTGTGATAGTTAGTGTCCTTTGTTGGATAATATGACTCAGGAACTGTAGTACATCCAACTGCCGCAGAGGCAAGACACATTATTAAAATAATATTCTTCATTTAGTTACTTTAATTTTTGTCGTACACGCATCAATTACTTGTACTACTACAGGTTTTAATCGAGGGCTAATTTCAAAACTTTCTTGAACTTCTTTACATATAGTCACACATCGATTGTTAGTTAACTCCACAGCCATGTTAATGTATTCTAGCTCTGGTCCAGTGTTTAAGTCAATGGAGTATTTCCTCCACATAACTGTTTCTACAACATTCATTTAAACACCTTTAAAATCATAATGTCCACATTCATACGCCCGTTCATAATAGTCTCGGTAGCTTTAATCTTACCAAACCAATCTGTAACTCGTCTCTGAGTGTTCTGTTCTTTAAACTCACGTAGTTGATCTGCCGGCTTACGCAGAGTTTTCTGGAAGCTCTTTTCAGTAAACTCAGCAATACTAGTACCTTTGACACTCAGCCCGGCTGATGTCTTAGCAATATAGATACCAATTTTTCGAGTCTTGCTGTTGTAAATAACTGCCGCCTGTGCTCCGATCAAGCCCGCAGCCGGCACTGACACTACACCTAGTTTATCGTCAATAGGTTTAAATTTGAGTTTTGCCACTAGCTCTTCTGCTGGCTTAACTTTCTTAGCACGTGGCTTCTTTAGAATTTTCTGTTCGGCGGCAATCTGTTCACATGCAGCCATAATCATTTCGTAGAACTCAATCAGTTTCTTAACATTCTTTCGACTGTTGTGCTTATACGCTTCACGCAACTGTTCATCGGCATTACCACTAGCCAGTTCGGCTAGTTCATCAAAGTTTCGCTGAAAATACTGTTTAATAAAACGTGAGTGGGCGGCCTTGGCACCTTTACTACGCAACAGATTAATAATCTTGATATCCTTGGGATTGAATGCTTCTGGGTCTAAGATCCAGCTGTCGATGGCGGCATCGAGTTCTTCGCTCATTGTGCCAGCAGCCTCACGCATACGATCTTGAATAGTAGGTTGTGCTACTGTAATTTTTGCAGATTTTATTTCTTTGTCATCTTCAACTTCGTCATCAGCACCTTGCTCAATTACCTTGGCAATTTCGTTTCGCAACCATTGTGCAGTGTCTCGACCTTGATTAAAGTCTTCATGAACTTCTGGCATACCACGAAGCAGGCAAGCGGCAACACTGCCCATAGTTGTACCGCAACGACTGTCCTTAGTGTCTTTAAATGCTTTGATGTCTGACTTGTCGTAGCCGTTTGCTGCCATCCAGTTGATAACTGCTGGCTTAAGATCCTTATTAGTCTTTTCCAAACGGTAGTAGGCCATAGCACCACGGAAGTGACGATTAAATTCTTCGCCAGTTAGCTCTGCGGTATTGTCCCACTTTGGGCTATAGTCACGTTTGGCATTCTCACGAATGCTTTGGCTAGTGATTTTTTCTTTTTTAACTTTGGGTTTGATCTTGATGCCTGCAACTGTTGCCATGTGTCGCTCCTTTGTGTTTCAGTATGTTATTATTATATAGCCAATTGGGGGCTTTGTCAAGAGTCGGTAATACCAGTTTTGTCCAAATATTCACTATATTTCAGCAGAAACATGGTGCGTTTTGGCTCGTTGTAAAAATCCAAGTGTATAGATTCTTTCAGGTATTTGTGTCCAAAATCTGAATCCGTTTTCCATACTGCATGTCTCCTAACAGTAAATCCTAAAACAGACTTCATCTTATCTCGAATAAGCATTACACTGGGAGGGGTATCTTTAGTCAGTTGAGAATGCAGACGGAGCCATTGCTCCAAATTTAATACAATTGGTTTGCTCATTAGAATTCATCATTTTGGTCCACGACTATCCAACCAAGTCGTTTTAGGTCTTCTCGAATCTCATCAGTAACTACCTTTTCCGGAACATATCCGTTTGGGAACTTGATGTTTATTTCTGGATCATAATTGCCGTCGTTTCGAATACCCGAACAATACCAATCGATGTAGTCGCCCTCTTGACGCATATCTGCAATAATGCCCCCAGCCGATCTCCAACTGGCACTCCAAGTTTTTTCAGTTAGGATAGGAATGACTGCTAACTTTTGGAAATCGTTGTTGCAGATTGCGGCATAAAGATTTTGGGCATATGATTTGTTAGCACGAACTTTTGCCAAAATCCAATCAGTGGTTACTAGATCGTATTCCATGTTATCAATCTTGGACTCTGGAGTTTGCCATTTTAGATCAGCTTCTTCTAAAATCTTTTGAAACATGTCCAAGTAGTCTTGACTAGGTTCTTCGCCTTTTTCTTTCATACGTTCGACATATCCTTCTTTTTGAAAGGTATGTCGGTCTGGACTTTTACTAGGTTTCATATAGTTACTTGTTTTGAATCTGAACGAATCTTACGGCACTCTTCTTTAACCGCAATCGGGTAATCGGGATGAAACTCTGCAATTTCGCAGTTATAATAATGCACTCTAGGCAACCTATTATTGACTAAAATCAATATAGGAATGCTTAGAACTATTGCAATAGTTATTATTCTTAGGATCATGTCCAAAGACTGTCACGTGCCTTGATCAAACGGATCATCATGGCTTCGTCTTCAGCCGTATAGTCAGCTTCGATCTTTTGCAGTAGTTCATGTGAACGTGTGCTGAGTTCTTCAAGTTCGGGAGTCTTCTTGCTGCCAAAGAGTCTGCCATCGTTAAGTAACCGAGACTTTTCGCAGTATTCTGTCCAGCCACTTACATCGTAGGGGTCAGGACGATTGCGATAGGTTACAGTCCACCAAACATAAAGCTCTTTAAGCTCTTTGGCACGGATAGCTTGTCCAGTGGGCTTGCCAAAGTTTAGATTGTCTTCTTCCACACCCCAGTCTGAGCCCATGGTCAATGTCATGGCCCAGTCAAGGTGATCAAGGCCAGCTTGGGGACAACGCCAAGTTCTCCAACGCCACCAACCACTTGCATAGAATGGAGGATTGTATTTGGCACGAGCTTCTTTGTCGCCCCAAGCAATATGACTCCACGCTGATTCTATCTCAACAAAATCAACCAGCTCATTGAATAGGCAAGGCAGAAAGCGGTTCCCCACGTCTTGCCACTGGCCAGGCTTAATATCCCGGGGATGAGCGGTAAGACTATGAGTCCGACTAACCCAACGGTTGTTAATGTAGTACTTGATAGCATGTAGTTTGTCCGGAATAAAATAAACAATTTTTTGTAAGTAATCTAAACCTTCTTCTGCTAACCAGTAGCGGAAGTTGTGTCGCATTTGTGCAGTAGTAGTCCATTCGTCCCATTCTTCTGATGTGCCAGCCTTGAGTTTGGCTGTGCCGCGGATCCAATCCGCAAACTTTGAGCATGTCCAATAGTGATTACGCATTTACTTTTCCAAACTTTAAATAAAATTCTGACAGTTTTTTCTTTTCTAACTCAGCTATTATAGCATATTCGTGTCCCATTGTCAAGTGACTAATGTTCCTATGCCATTCTGGTTTATCTATAGCGTGTTCCATTACATATTGTCCAGCTTCGCTTTTTTCCCATTCCCATAATGGCTGAGCCGCATACAAGTCTGGGTCGTCAACATCACCCATCATAAATCGGTGTACTACTACTTTATGTATTTCTACTACTCGGCTAGTACCGTTTTCTTCAATAACTTGACATCTTACTGACATGACCATTTTAAATTGAATATGGTTAAAAATTTATCGGCGTCTTCACGTTTCCAAAACTTCCATTCTTGATAACTAAGGCGATTAACTAACTTCCAATCTTTTAGTTGAGTAGCAGACCATTCGCATCTTGTATCTAAATTGCCGTAATCTGCTGTGTAATAAAGATACTGTTCGTCATCAGATACGTGTTCCCAATCTTCTTCGATTCGCACACGCCATGCTAGATTAACTTTACGCAATACTAGTCTAATCTTAGGTGCGTGTTCTGACATATACTTAAGGTCTTGATAATTGGGCTCTAATTGCTCAAGGACACCAATCCAGGGATCACTATTCATTATTTTTTCTTTTTAAAGTATCTACGCTTAGGTTTATCTGTTTTTAAATTTAGAGGTTGGTGCTCAGTGTCTTTTAAACTCTTATCAAGTGCTGCATGAATTTCTTCAATAGTTGGACCTTCGTCATTTCTAGCAAGCTCACTATTAATTTCATTGGCAATATCTTCAAGAGGATTTGGTCCATCTACTGGCATCTTAATGCCTACTTTATTCAAGTATCGTTGATTCTTTAGGATATCAGTTTTACTATTCCTAAACAAATTAATGGGACCTCTAGCATCAGGACTAATCTGATCGTAATCTCTAACTTCGTAAACGTCGTCAATTCCTGTTTTAAGTTCGATAATGTATAGTTCACGATCGGAACTATGTCCTTCTTTTAAATGTACTAGGTCAATAATTTCCACCACTCTACCTTCTACAAGTTTACGTTCACCTAAATGAATCCAAACTCTGTCTTTAATGTTATATTCTTTTTTCATACTATTAGTACTGCTACAATTACTAGGTAAACTAGTTGGTGGGCCATTTGGTCAAGTCCTAGATGATTCCAGAACTGAGGAGTGGTGATGTCTCTATTGCCTTTATTCATTTTAGTCCAGTCAA